ATGGCAGAAAAGAAAGCTGAGCCCGGCACGCATTGGAACGACCCGAAGGTGCCCGGCCTTCGCCTCCGTCACCTGAATACGAAGTCTGTTTACTACCTCTATTATCGGACCCGCGCCGGCCGCCAGCGCAACATGAAGCTCGGCGACGAACGGCTCTTCACGCTCACCCGCGCACGCGATGAAGCGAAAGAGATTCTTGCGCGTGTCGCCAAGGGCGAGGACCCGGCGGCCACCCGGTCCGAACTAAGCCAGCGGCCCACAATGAAGACCCTCAAGGAATGGCACCTTGAGCGCCACGCCGACGCGAAGAACAAGCCGGTTTGGCGGCGCGATATCGAGTCCATGTATCGCATGCACATCTTGCCCCACTTCGGCGAAAACACGGCCGTCGCGGACGTGACGGAAGCGGACGTGAACGCCCTTCACCACAAGCTGAGAAAGCAGCCGCACCGCGCGAACCGGGTTTGCGCCGTGCTATCGAAGGGCTTCAACCTTGCCGAAAAATGGGGCTGGCGGCCGCGCCGTTCGAACCCGGTCATTATCGAGAAGTACAAAGAGAAGAAGCGGAACCGCCAGCCGGAAGCCGACGAAGCCGCCCGCCTCTTGATTGCCCTCGACAAAGCCCGTGCCGAAGAACCCCATTTCGTGGGCTTGATCGAATTGCTGCTTTTCACCGGCGCCCGTCTAAACGAGGTCATGGCCGCAAAATGGGAGTGGGTGAAGGAAGACGGCTTGCATTTGCCGGACTCCAAGACTGGCGAAAAGGTCCTGCCGCTGTCCTCGCTCGCGCGCGATGTCCTCGCCGAAATCCCCCAGGTGAAGGGAAACCCCTACATCGTCGTCGGGCGCCGCAAGGGCAAGCATATGGTGAATGTCACGAAGCCATGGAACCGCCTCATGAAGTCCGCGAACATCACGGAGCGGCTTATCCGTCATGACCTGCGACGGTTCTTCGCGTCCGCCGGTCTGTCCGGTGGCGGCGTCTCGCTTTCGCAAGTCGGCGAACTGCTCGGACACATGGACCCGCGCACAACGAAGCGCTACGCCAGCTTGTTGACGAACACGGCGCAAGAGGCCGCCGACGCCGCCGCCCTGGCGGTGAAACACATCATGACAGGCGGCGGCAAAGTTGTGGCTATGACGATGACAAAAGATCAATAGCTTGCATTTTGTCATTGATCTTGAGGCGGGCTTAGCGGCCCGCTTCACCGTTTCCGGCGGTTGCGCTCGACTATGCATCATGTATATATTCTAGCCATCGAAAGGCGGGGCGATGGCCATCAAGGACGAAGAAAATCAGCGGGAGTTCCTACTCCTCATGGAACACGCGCGCTTGACGCAAGCCCATCTTTCCGGGCTGCTCGGCGTCTCCCACATGACTGTGAACCGCTGGACATCGCACCGCGACGACGCCGTTGACCCGCCTTACTACGCCCTGCAGTTCCTTCGCGCATACCTCATGCTACCGGAGCCGGCGCGGGCGCGGCTTACGGAGAAGCCGTCCGGAAAACCGGTCAAGGCCAAATCTTGACGTTGTGCTTTCGAATAGGAACCGCCCGGATGCGGTCATTTTCCGCGAGCAATTCGCGTATCGTATCCATTAGGCCATTGCTTGCGCGCTCATTGTGAGCGGATGCCGAGGCGATCCGGCGGTCTACTTCCGCCGCGTGGTCCGGCCTCTTGGCGAACACGATGCGGAAAAAGCGCATCATCACCGGCGCTCCCTGATAACGTCCCGTAGCGATTCAATGGCTTGTTTGTTGCCTTCAATGGCTTGCGTGTTGCGCTCCATCGCAAGGGCAATTGTCACGCCGTCTTCCGCCCGCTTCTTCGCCTGTTCCAGAAAGGCGGCCCAAAGGGTGCGGCAAACGTATAGCAGCACCACAATAACGATGCCCGGCAATCCGTATTGCTCGATAAGTTTGGGAATTGCCGCCGTCCATTCCATTCCGATCAACCCGCGATTGAAGGATTATGAGGCGGACTCTACGCGGGACCCGCCGGGCTGTAATTACCGAATACGGTCAACCCGGCGGGAAAAGCGTGGCGGATCAGCCGCCGAGTTTCGAGAGTGCGATTTCACCGAGTTTGCCGCCGTCAACCCTTAGCGACTTGATCGCATCCGGAACGGCTTCACGCGCATAGTCCACGGCGGCACCTAGCACCACTTCCCGTTTCGCGGTGACACCATATCTGGCGAGGGCGAGGCGGACACCTGTCATAAGTGCGGAATGCAGCGCTTCGCGGTGCCTCGCCTCGATATCGATCTTGAACTTGAGCTTGAGCCATGCCGCCAGCCACGCGACCAAGGCGGTCACCGCCAGGGAAGTGAGTTCGAGAACGTGCGGCATGACGGCCGTGAGAATTCCGGACAAGACCGAATTGCTTCCGCCGAGTTCGGCGGCGAGCGCTGGAAAGACGAAGGCGAAGAAGGTCGCGACCGCAAGAGTAAAGATCATAAATAGTAAGCGCATTTCATGCCCCTTGGTTGAAGCCAAGGCTTCCGCGCGGAGACAATCCCCGCGCGCCTTGGCCGCGTTGAATTCAAGCTTCGTTTTTGGATGCGGGAACGCCGGAGGCGCTTAGGCGGACTGGGCCGCCTATCGGCTCGCCGCCGGTCGTCGGCCATCGAATGGCTTGGCAGCGGGTTTTCTCAATCCGCGTAACGGAGACGCTGTTGCTCTGATTGCCGCCGAGAACGTGATAATGCGTGCCGTCCTCGCCGGCGTAGAGGCCGACATGACCGCCGCCAGGGCGCTTGAAAGTGAGGATGGCACCAAGGGCGGGTTCGGTCAGTCCCCGGCCGAACTTGGACCAATTGAGGGCGCCGAGAGGGTTGGAAGGAAGCTGCTCTTCCGGCAGGGTGACCGCAATCCAGTGCCCCACCGCCAAGCCGCACCATGGTATGTCATCATTGGTGTAGAAACTGACGATCCATCCACCGAAGCGCTTGGCCCAAGACATGATAGTTGCGCTGGACTTCGGACCGGCAATTTCCTTAAGGCCCATGTGCCGCCTCGCCTCGCGCATCCAAACGGGTTCGGCGGGGATTTTCGGGGCTTCCCCGGCCACGGCCGAATTCCCGCCGCTGCGCGGATCGCGCCGAAGAGCCGCCACAGTGACCGCCGTTGCGGTGCCCGTCACGGGAAGGCTTAACTTGCGCTGAAACTCTTTCAAGGCGGCAATCACGCCGCGCCCGTGAGTCGAATCCTGCGCGGCACGATAGGCGCCATGAGCGGCGAGGCGCTTGATTAGCCATGCATCGAAAGACGTTTGCATTTTGTCAACCCTTAGAGATCAGGAAGTTGGATAATGTTGTCGCCGCCCGTGCTTTGCACGTTTTCCGGTGGCGCATCCTTGTCTATCTTATCGTCGTCCGTGGGCTTCGTCTTTCCCACATTCGAGGCAACGTCTTGCTGCTTTTCCTCGAATAGCTCGGCATCGCCGGACGTGGTGAAGCCCCTGCCGTCGATATGATGCGTTACACTCTTGATCCGCCACAGCACCGGGATATACGGGCGGAATCTGAGAAGCATTAACGGAGCTTCCGCTTGCACCGTGGGGTCGCCTACCATGCGCCAGGAAAACGCGGCCTTGCCCCGATCCGCTTCATTCTTCTTCGCGTCAACGGCCGCCTTTGCTTCCGCTTCGTTGTGAAACGGATACCGCAATTCCTGAAAGGGCTCCGACCCGACCGTGACTTCTTTTTTCTCGCCGGTGCGGACATCATGCCAGTAGGCCCGGACCCCGCCGCCGGTGGCGCCGCTTTCCGCGCCCTCGATACCGCCCGCCTCACCAGCTTCCTCGCGCGCCGAATAGGTGAATGACCATTCCCCGCAATCGCCTTCCGTGAGCCGTACAGCGGCGATGGGAAGCCCGGACACACTTTGACCGGCGCCACGCCTCGCAACCACAAGGCGCCCCGCCACCGGCCGCGCCACGGCATCATGCAGCCCGGCGAGGCGGGTCGCGAAAGCCATGTCGCTTTCGTTGTGCTGATCTATGTGGCGGATAACCACACCGGACAGGCTCGGATCAACGGCGGCGGAATAACCGTTGCGCCCGGCGACTTCCTGCATGATCGCGCCGAGCGTCTTTTGATGATAGCTTTGCGTGCGTGGGCTTCTGTAGCTCTTGGACATCGCGGCGGCGCGGCCGGTGACACTGATAAGGCGCGGCGGGCTCGAAACCGTCAACTCGTCTATCAGATAAGGGCCGAAGGTGGCGACCACGCCGTCCCTGTATCCAAGCGCGATTGTGAGGACGGACCCGATAACCGGCATTCCCAAAACGGCGCCATCATCGAACCCGGCGCGGTCGTCAAGCTCAATAGAGACGCGGTCGCTCTTGTCTTCGGCTTCGTCCGTTATCTCAATCGAGAGGATTCGGTCGGATAAGCCGCCGGTTAAGCCGATGCCTCCCAGGCTGGCGCCGTCCCCGCCGAAGATTTCAACAAACGGCTGCATAGGATCAACTCCAGACACGAATGATGGGTGTCGCGTCCGGCTGTTTAAGATCCGGAAGGGTCAGCGCGGTCCCCGCCGCGAGGCGGACGCCGAGGGCGGCAAGGCCCCGGTTTGCTTCAAGCACGGTTTCGACGGACAGCGGGAATTGCGAACGGGGATAGTACCGCCAGCAAATTTCGTCCACCATTTCCCCGTCTTTGGCGATGTAAGTTTGAGCCATCGTCTATTCCCCATCGAAGTCCGGAAGCGGGACGGTTTGCCCGGCGAGGGCGTGCGTACAGTCCGCCAGGAACCGGATTCGGCCGTCCGTCACAAAGGAGTGACAGACCGCCGGCGGCGCCCCATCCTTGCCGGCATCGGCGCCGTTGTACGTGACAAGCACGGAAGGCGTGAACGTGGGCGCATCCGGGTTTCCGTTGTATCCCCATCGTGGCCCCGAGCCCTCGCCGACCCCAACTTGATGCGCGCCGTCGCAGCCTGGGCACCAAAACATGAGCCGGCCGCCCTGGACGCTTCGCAAAACCCTCGATATCGCCGCCATTACCGCAACACCCTTGAGGCGAACCCGATCAAGCTTCCGCCGTCCCGGCCGTAGGACGCGAGTTCAATTGTGAATTCTTGCTTCCGGGGCTTCCCGTCCTTGAAGTGATAGGACTCCATTTCATCAATAGCGATGATGACGAACGGTCCGAGAATCCGGCCGTAGCCGCTTACAAGCTGATACGGCGCCCCGGTGCCCGCGACCGCGCGGATAGCCTCGATTTGGTTTCCGCCGCCTCGCCAGTGCGGATAGATGACGCCCGGCAAAATGAATGACGTGATGCCCGGCCCCATGAACTGCATAGCCGGATGCCGGCCGATGCGCTCTTGAGGTTCCCACCGATATTCGTCGCGGCGCTCAAGCGTTTGATAAGCCGCCGTGTCTATCGAGAACCGGAAAGGACCGAGCGCCATCATTACAGCCATAGCGTCCCCCTTAATCCGAAAGCGACGATTTCACGGCGGCCGCCGAGCGTCTGGAATTTTCGGCCAAGGCCGCGTTTACAGCGGCGCGGATATCGGCGGCGGCATCGGACTTCGCGTTGATAGTCAGGCTTTCGATTTTCGTTGAAGCGTCGATGTTCTGCGGCTCATGCGCAAGGATCGGCTCCGGAAACTGCACATTGCCCGCCGTCATCGTGCCCGCTTCAACCGTGCTCGCCTCAACCGCCTTCGGCTGATTTTCTGGCGTGAACGTCGGAAACGGAATCGTTGCCTGTCTCGCTACGGACGGAACAACCGTGAAGGGGTCCGCGCCGCGTCCGATGCGGGAACGGTCAACGATGATTTCGGAAGCCGGTTTCAGGAGCCCCGCCGTTGCCTTACCCGGCGCCTTCACGGCTTCCGAGACGCTGGCGCCAGCATCTTCCGCCGGCTTCGTCACAGTGGCGTTGATGTCAAAACCGAGCGTGCTTTGAACGCTTTCCGGTAGCCAGGAAATCAGGTCACGCACCGAGCCCTTAAGCCACGCGACAACCTCGCCCCACTTGCTCTTGAGGCCATCCCATAGCGCTGTGACCAGAGCCGCGCCGGCGTCGTAGATGCGCCCCGCAAAGCCGGTGATAGCTGAAATCATCGGCTCGATTTTCTCGGCAATCCAAGTCGCGAGATCGAAGGTGACGGAGTTCACGCCGTCAACAAACGATTGCAACAGCGCTTCGCCTTGCGCGATAAGATCAATGCCGGTGAAATATTCGAAAACGGCATTCATCCCGCGCAAGATATGCGTGATGGGATTGAATTCACGAAGCATCGCGAGGATGCCGTTGATAAATCCGCCCTCGAAAGCCGCGCTTATCCTGCCCCATAGGTTGCCCCAATAGGCGACGAATTCGTCCCACTTCTGATAGAGCACGTAAACGGATGCCGCTACCGCCGCAACACCCGCCAGGATCCAGCCGAACGGCGTTGACATGATGACAACACCGAGCTTCACGAAGGCGGCCCCAAGGGCAACAAGCGCGGCTATCGTTGGCCCCAAAATCCAGCCGCCGAGCGCGATAAGGGAAGCGTTCAACGGGCCGCCGACAAGGTCCACAAACGGCTTGATTGCGCGGCCCGCCGCTTGAATACCTTCCCAAAACTCGCGCATCCGAACCCGGATTTCAGAGGTCGGGTCCATAAGCTCGCGAAGCGCCTTTGCCAGCGCCTTCACCCATTCCGTAGCGGTGGAGCGAATGAGCTTCTGATTCTCGTCAACCCACGCCGTGATATTCACGACGAGTTCGTTGAAAACCGGCATGAGTTGGACGCCAAGGAAGGTCTTGAATCCTTCCCATCGCTTTTGAAGGCGCTCGACGTTGTCCCCGAACACTTCCGAGAATTCCGCCGCTTCCTGGCTCATGACGTGGCCGGTATTGCGGGCTTCCTCGCGAAGCTCATTCATGCCTTTCGCGCCGATTTCGAATAGGCGCGTCATATCGATGCCGGACTTGCCGAACAGCTTCATTGCCGCCCGGCTCCGGGCCATCGGGTCCGGCAACTTCGATATCGCCTCGACGGTGTCCGTGAACACTTCTTCCATCGGGCGCAATTTGCCGTTGGTCCCCTTGATCGAAATGCCGAGGGCGCCAAACTCTTTGGCGAGGGCTTTGTTTCCTTTTGCCGCATCGGCGATGTTGGAGCCGAAGCGCTTCATTCCGTTCTCAAGCAAGGATTGCTCAACACCGGACATCTTCGCGGCGTAGCGCAACTCCTGTAGCGCTACCGCGCCTATGCCCAATTGACGGGACGTTTTCGCGACTTCATCGCCGAGCGATGCCGCCGATTGCGCCAAGCTAAAGGAGCCCGCCACGATACCGCCGAAGGATGCACCAACAACCGCCAGCGCCGAGGACAGGCGCAAAACGGACCGCTGCATTCCATCGAACACGCCCCGGAACTTGCGGCCGACATTGCCGGCGGCAACCGCAATCCGGTCAAGGCCGATTTTCTTTGAGAGGGCACCAAGCCGGGCGCCGATCCGCTTGATCGGCCCGGTTAACCTGTCCACCAAAGAGAGGCGGACTTGTGCGTCGGCCGTCATTGCCACGGCTTACCCCTTCTTTGGTGCCCGCTGTTTCGCCCGTTGGTGCCAGCGCGCGAGCGAGGACAATTCAAGTTCCATGGCTTGGTCGTATGGAAGGAAGCCGGGGAAGATGACGGCAATATTCGCCATCATCTCCTCGATAAGCTCTAGGCTCGGCGCCGCGACTTCCGCCCCATAAAACCCTCAATGATCTTGCCGACCGCCTCGATATCTTCGGCGTCCATTTCATCGAAGAGTTCCGGCGGCATGCCAGACAACCGGCACACCATGAACGCGGTCTTATCGAGGTCAGAATCTTCGCGTTCCATATCGCGAATGTCCTTGCCCTTGATCCGCCGGAAAACGAGTTCCGAGACCGTGCGCCCCTCGATAACGACGGGCTCAATCAGCGTGTGCTTTACCTGTTTCCGAATGTCAGTCATGGGCTACCCTTAGAGGCCGATAGCAGCGCGCAAGGCGGCAAGCTGATCTTCCTCGCCGAAAGTGCGTTGCATGTTGAGGATATCGATTTCCGCAAGCTGGACGCCGTTTTGACGGAATCGGTAATAGTCCAGCGTGAGCGTGAAAGTGTTCGTGCTCTTCGCCCCTGGATTCCAGTCCGAATGCTCGCCCGTTTTCAGCATGCCACGCATGTTGATGATAACCGGCTCCGGGTTCGCGCCCTGTTTCTGGACGGCACCACGGGCAACGAAGGGAACGCCGTCTTTGCCGAGCAAGGACAGAAGACGCGGCGAATAATCGGAAAAGACCATGGTCGCCGTCATGACTTCCATGCCCATTTCGATTTCCTTGGGGGCATCCATGCCGCCGGCGCGGTGCGCCTCCATGAGGAAGGCCAGCGACGGCGGGGTGAACGTATCGATGCGGCCCGCGAAGCTTTCGCCGTCCGTATAGAGGTTGAATGCTTTCAACTGGCGGGGAAGAGAGGCGGCCATTATACGATGTCCTCAAGGTAATCGTTGACGATCTTCGAACGGAAAATGATGTGTTCGGCCGGATAAGGCGGCGTGATATCCACGTTGAACCACACCTTACCTTCCGCGATGCTGGCCGCCGAATTCAGATCCGGATCAGCCCAACAACGGCCGCCGAGCACGGCGCCTTGAGCAATGAGGCCGCGAATGAAGGCATTCACCGACTCTTCAACATCGTCGATGTAGGTTTTCGTAATGTTGCGGTCCACGGCCCACAGATGCGCCGCCAGGATGGACTCATTGATGATATCCATTGTCCGCCGGACCGACAGGAAGGCGAAGCGCGCATCGCTCGAAAGCGTCCGGTTGCCCCACAGCCTGTAACCATCCTCGCGAATGATGGTGGCGACGTTGGCCTCATTGAGAAGGTTGGCCCGGCTGTTCGGGTCGCCCATCGTGAAGTCGATGGCGCGCGCGGTGCCAATGATCCCGTTGATGGTCTGGTTAGACGGCGAATGCCAGAAGCCCCGGTCGTTGTCCGTCTTGGCGATAAGCCCGGCCACCGCCGAGGACGCGGGTTCGTTGACGATAGCGGTTCCGCGCTGGACCTTGACGAAGGGATCAACAAGGTAGATGCGGGCTGAACCCCAATCCTCGCCGTAGGCGATGGCGGCGGCGTCCGTGGTATTCGGACCATCGGCGATGATAACCGCCTTGAGTCGTTCCGCGATGCCGAGAAGTTCGGCAACAACCGGGTTCGCAGCCGGGCCGAGCGTTGCCGTTGCGGTGGCGCCGGTAAGGCCAGCGGACGCCGAGAAATCGAAGGAAGGCGCAACGGTGTATTCGCCGGGCGACGTGATCGTGATGGCGGTTAGCGCACCCCCGGCAACCGTGAACGTACCTGCCGCACCGGAACCGGCGCCACCGGTGAAGGCAAGCGCAAAGGTGCCATCGGTGCCACCATTGCCGCCGGTGATGGCCCCATGTCCGATAACGCCGGTCGGGCGCTTGCCGGTGAAACCGGGCGCAATCAGAATGCGCGGCTTCAAGCCGAGAACAGATTGAGCGGCCATTAGTGCGTGAACGCCTTCATAGGCATCATCAACGCCGACACCGCCGATGACGTTTGCCAGGGTTTCCGCTTCGTTGGCGCCTTCCTCGACACGGATGACAACAACGGCGGCGCCGACCTGATCAAGAATGAGATCAACGGCATTCGGAAGGGTTCCGAGGCGCGTTCCGGTTGCGGACGTATCGAGGTAGGCCGCTTCGGACCGGGAGCCCGCGATCAATACCGGCGTGTTGAGCGGGAACCGTGCCGCGTCAGCATCGGGAGCGGTTCCTACGATGCCGATAACGGACGAACGGACAACGCGAATAGGGCGCGGGCCGTCCGTGATTTCGACAACTTCCACGCCATGCAAGAATTGAGCGCCCGCCATTTTTCCATAATCCCCAAAAGGTCAACGTTTGCATTTTATAAACCCCGAGCCCGTCGAAGTCTTTTCTGAAAACGGGAGGGCTACAGTTCCGCGTCGAATGAGAGGATATCGGTTGCGCCGATAACATGGCCGGGCAAATTAGCCGTTAATCCGGTGAAGCCTTCCATTGCCCCGCGAAATCCGTTGGTTGTCAGTTGGATCGTGGAAACGGTTGCACCGGCTGCTGTCTGTGTGCCATTACCGATCACGAATTGCGGTGTCGTGGTCAGCAACGCCGCCGCCGGTGTGGCACGCATTTCCCGCAAGAACCCGGCGAAGCGGACCTGGGTCGCGGTACTGGCGTGGCCTACGATGCCGAGACCCCGGCGCTGATAGTACCGCTGGCACAGCGACAATTCCTGTTGCGGATGGCGCGGCGAAAACGGGTCGTCCTCGCCGGTGGCGTCACCCTCGACGAGCGAGACATGGGCGATGTCGAGAACGAACGTTTCGTTGGCGGCGTTCTCGATTGACACTTGAAGATGATCGTCGCCGTTACTGCCGAGCGTGAGCCCCGCCACCGATGGAACATCAATCACGGCGGAAAATTTCGTCCACGCCGTTGTGACTGGAATCGTGCCGGGAACAAATACCGTGACGTCGGCGTTCGGCGTGCCGCCGGTCCCGAACTTTTGCTTGATAAAGGCACGAAGCCCGGTCGGCAGAGAACCGGTGTTAGACCGGTGCCAAAAGGTCAGCGTTGCCTTCCGACCGGCGAGAGTCCGGACGCCTTCAATCTTCTGCCAAATGCCGACGTTGTCATCGGCCGTTTGGGCTGTGAGTCTAGCGCGGGCGCGAGCATCAACAGGGAGGTCGCCGTGATTGATGATCACCCGACCCAAGGAAACGGTCGCGCCGGACCCATTCACATACCACCGGTCAGCCGCCAGATATCCGCCTGTGCCGGTGAGATTCGTGCTTCGTTGCCACACATCAAAGTTGCCATTGATGATCTTGTTGCGAAGGCCACTGAGTGGCCCACCATTCCAATTTGCCCCGCCGATGCCACCATCCGACCGAGCCGCCTTACTGAGAACTTCGGCTAGGCTCATTGCGTTGCACCCCAATAGCTATCGTTCGCGTAATCGGCGGGAATCGGTTCCATCGCCTTGAGCGCCCACGAAGCCGCGTAGATCGCTGAGACGCGAGCCGATGCCTGTTGCCACAATCCGAGAACTTCCGCCGGCGTCAAATCATGATCCACGTTTCCGCCGTCGCGGTAGGTGGTGAGCGTGGTAGTGTCCCCGCCAGCAATGCGGACCTGTGCCGCAAGCGCGAGGTTCGTAAGGTTCATGATGTCTTCGTCGCGCCCGGTGACGTGGATTCCGTTGAACACGGCGCCGTCGATGATGCGGCGTTGACGTTCCGCGTTGACATCTTCGCCGGTCGGCGGCGGCGGCACGTAGGCCGCAATGGTGAGCCCAAGCTCTTCAATTTCGCGCCGATGCCTGTTGCCCATGTCATCCGGAATGACCATCTGGACTCCATCGAGGGTCGCGATGATGTAGCCGCCTTCATCGTACCGAGGGTTTTCAATCATCATTAAAGCTCCGCATCAACGTCCATGTAAGCTGTTATGGCAGCGAAATTCAGTTGGCAGCCATCCCCTTGGGTGAGGCCCGTTGTCGTCGCGGACACAAGAGCCCGGTCCTTCATGATGTCCGTGGCAATCATCGCCGTGCAAAAGTTGTTCAGCGTCGTGAACACCACGAAGTTTGTAGGATCGTTGAAAGATATCGAGGGGATGGCGCGTTTCGGCGAGTAGACCGCAACAAAGCGGCCGGTAGTTGCGCTTCTACAATACCCAACGTAGCACGACCCGCCTGAAACCTCTCCCAATTGACGCTCGAAATATCTGCGGCACAGGATCAACTCTTGCGCGATATGACGCCGCGAGAACGGATCCGGCTCCTGCGTAGCATCACCCTCGACAAGCGAGACATGTGACAGATCGAGGGTGGCGTTTCCTTGAGCCGCCGGGATATTGAATTCAATGTAAAGGTAATCGTCCCCGCTGGAGCCGAGTGTTTTGCCCGCTATAGAAGGCAGAGTGAAGACGTGCTGTTGCCTCACCCATGCGCCCGTAAGTGGCACGGCTGCTTGAATTTGGTCCGCTATTGATGCCGAGGGCGCCCCGCCACTTCCGAACACCTGCCCCCTATTGACTTCGATTTGCTTCCCGGCGGTGCCCTTCACGTAATACGTAAGTGTGACCTGTTTCCCGGCGAGGGTTCGAACACCTTCAATCCGTTGAAGCATGCTAGTGTTGTTTGAACCCGTCACCGTCCGATCAAGACGGAGGAAGTGTTTCGGGTTGCCGGGGACATCGGTCTGTCCAAGTATGTGGTTCTGCCTAGAGATGGTTACCGTCGTGCCGCTCATATTGCCAGAGAGGCGCCAACGGTCAGCTTGGAAGGTTCCGGCTCCCGATCCCGCATATATCTGACTGGCCGTCCTCTGCCAAATATCAAAGTCGCCGTTGATAACCTTGTTGCGGAAGCCGGCGAGCAAATCGCCGCCGATATTTCCTCTAGCTCGCCCTTGTTCGGATGCAGTGAAAGACTGTGCATGCTTGCCGCTCACGAAACGCTGATCCGCTTCGGTCTTCACATAGATGTCGGCGGCATCATTGGCGAGGTAGCCACGGAACACGATGACATCGCCAGCGCTGCGCGCGATGTCTAACGCGAACGTTCCGGCCGCCGCATTTAGCGTGACGCCGTGGCCATCGAAGAGTTCGACGCCGTTGACGTTGACGGAGCCATTCGAAAAGCCGCCGTCAACGGTAAACGGGCCGGTTTGCCCGGCGGTGGCGACATAAATCTGTTGCCGCGATCCGCCAATCGAGATTGTGACCGTGGGCGCCCATCCGGTCTCCGTGAGCACCTTGACCACGTTCGGCGTCTGTGAGGTATCGAGGTATTGCGCGCCGAGCGATGCGCCCGCCGGTTCGGTATCCCTCGCGCCGTGATAGCTGCCCTGAAACGTGGTAAGGGCGGCTTCCGCGCCGGTCCTCGCCGTTTCCGCGCCAGTGCGCGCGGTCTCCGCTCCGGTCTGTGCGGCTTCCGCGCCCGCCCTCGCCGTTTCCGCACCCGCCCTGGCTACTTCCGCGCCGGTCTGTGCTGTTTCCGCGCCAGTCCTCGCGGTCTGTGCATCCGCCAGGAGTTCGACTTGAGCGGACACCGAACCCGCCACCGCCGCAATGAACCAATCGGAATGAGGGCCGGGATCGCCGAAAACAGCGTCAATCCGGACATCGAATTGCCCGGTATCCGGATTGTAGTAGAGGGCGCGGCCGATGGCGTAGTCGGTGGCGTTGGCGCCCCGCGTAATCGCCACGAAAGGCGAAGGCGTGAAGAGGTCCCGTTGATCCCCTTCCGAGACGATGAACGTTAGGGTTTCCCCTTCTTCAAGGGTGTGTTCCGTGGCGGAAGGCGCGGTAAGGAAGCCGAGTTCGGCGACACGCCGGATCCTGTCCGATGCTGGCAACAGAACTTCGTTGATGCGATCAAGCGCGACCTGAATACCTTGGTCCGATACGGTTTCCCAATCGATCTTGATCCCCTCAAGCTCGCGGTAACGCGCATCAACTTCGCGAACAAAGTTGTTCCACAGCGCTTCGTCAAATCTCGTCTTCTTATCGGCGAAATACCGCTCAACGAAGCTCTTTTGCCCGCTCATTACAGAACCTTCTTAGCTTCCAGAATGTCCGCGATGTGCTCCTCCACGACCTTCCCTTTGAGGCGCGGATTCTGCATCGGGTTGATAACGGTGCGGCCCACCTTGATCGGCCGGGCAAGCTTCACTTCATAAAGCGTGTCCGGCTCGTATTGCGGATTTGTCTTCGTTGCCATTTTGTCAACACCCTGATTATGAGAAGGCCAGGTCGTAGCGCTCGGCTACGTGATAGGTGACCAACACGTTATCCGTGGTCCCCTCGATTTGGATTTTGTATTCGCTTACCGGCACCGCGATGTTGAACGTTGCCCGGCGAATGATGGCGTTCGGGTCCGGTGTGGCGACATCAACAACCGCGTCCGCCGTTTCCACCACGTCAAAGGAGGCGCCGGTCAAAATCTTGATCGTGCATCCGTGGTGCGTGGCATCCCAATATTCGAGGCGCGCATTGACTTCGATGGTATCGCACGGCGCCGGCAGTTCGCGGACCGTGGAAATGTGCTTGAAGTCCGGGCGCGGCCGTGTCGTGACCGCTTGCGAGTTCACGCCGAGGCCGATACCCGGCATAACATCGGTCGTTCCGAGAAGGACGACACGAAGCGGCAGCATCGGCGGAAGGCCAATCAAGAGATTGGTGTCGGTGTAAGCCTTGATGGCTTTCCAGACGCCGGAAATCTGGACTTCGAAAGCGATTTCCGTTCCGTCCGGCTGGCAGGAATCGAAGTTGAAGTCGATATCAGCGATGCCGCCCGCAAGCTGCAACGGCTGCAACTGGACTTCGGCGCGCGGCGCCTTGAAAGATGCGTAATAGAGGGAATAGGCGATATCCTTGGTCAAGTCGCCCTGAGACCAAGCGCCGTCAACCGAATGGAACAGCGTGCCTTGCGTGTTCTTGTTGCCGTTGACCACGGCGAGGAAATGGTTGCCGGCGGTGGCGATGGCGATAGCGTACCGCTTCCCCTTTTCGAGATAGGTCGGCGGAAGCGGTATCTTCGTGACGGTCGGGTAAGCCTTGAGGTCAGCCGCCGCGAAGGTGACGCGTGCAATCGCCTTCTCATAGACCGGGGCGCCGTTCTCGGTTTCCGTAATCATCACGACGACGTCGCCGGTCAACGCCTTGCGCGTGAAGTAGAGGCCGACCGCCGTCACATAGCCGGGCTCGGAATTCAGGAAGGTTTCCGCCACGAAGGCGCCGGACACCGCTTGTTCTGTCGCCGTGGCTTCCCAATAGTTTTCGTTGTAGGTGTCCGTAAAGAACTGCGTTACACGAATCCATTTATGGTTGATCGTGGTAAGCGGGACATCGGCGATAGCAACCGACCACGTCTCGCCGTTACGCCGAAAGATGTTGGTCACCGGGTCGTAAGTGCCGGACCGCCACCATGCCCCGTTGGTGCAAACCGTTTTTGTGATGCCGTAGCGGATACGGGTGCGCGAGAACGATTTCAGCTTAGTCGAAATCGTCTGATACTGATACTGCGCAAGCGAGATTTCACCGTCATTGCCGACGATCTTGTCCCGCATGACTTCCGTGTAAGCCGGGAGCATGAAGTTGTTTTGAACCTTCACGCTCGCATCAAGGCTATTCAGGAGCGCGAGTTGCGCGACCTGCTTTGCCGCATCGGCGAAGTGAATACCTTCCTCGACGCGCGCGAGAAAGTTGATATTCCCGGTATCGGATTCCTCGTCCGTGAGGTAGCGGTCGGCGGAATAATAGGTGTAGGTATCCGGAAGCTCGGCAAGCTCTTTCAACCGGCTGACATCGCGGGCGATTTCCCGCGTGAATTCCGGGGACGGGACATGCGCCACGGAGGCTTGAAGCCCGGCGACCGCCGTATCGAGCACGTCCAGGCGAGCGCCGGAACGTTCCCGCCATACCTCAAGCGCCTTAACGCCGAGACCAACGTCGCGGACGGACTGCAGCCGGTTTTCCGTCACGTCCGTAATCGAGACGATACCGGCCGGCGAAAGCCGGACATGAGCGATAACGAGCACATTCGCGTTGACGGCCGGAGGCGTCGGGTCCGCAGCTTCAACGCCGGACACCGTGTTGATGTTGGCGTAACGGCGGCTTTCCGTGGCTACGGTGCGCGCCTCCGTCTCTTCGGTATCCACGTCCACAATGAAGGTGCGCGGCTCAAGCGCGGTTTCGATGGTCTGTGCCCAGGTCACAATAGACACAATCTTTTCCACCGATACCGGCAACAGGGACAGAAGGTCCACCACGACGCCGCCGTCATCATCACGGAAGTAGACGCCGCCGTCATCGTATAGGCGGCCGGCGCCTACGGTCACTTGCGCGGGACCGCTGGCGACAACCTGAAACCCGGTGAACTTGCGTTCCGGGTTGATCCCGTCCTTGACAACATGGTCAAGCGAGGACCGTGCGAAAGTTCCGATGTTGTTAAGATCAGTATTCGTAATCTGCTGATCGTCGGAAATGACAACAGTCCGCTCGCCCATAAGTTCCTCACATGGATTTCGCCAGATTATCGGCGCAAAAATTGATCCGCCTTACTAAGTCAGGCGCCTTTTTGCACTTTGCCCGAATTTGAATGTACCGTCTAGCGGGATGCCATCCCCGAAAACGGGGCGCCTCAATGTTTGAGTGTCCACGAAAACACGGTCGCGAGCCGCCTTGCTTCTTCGGACCGCCGCGTAAATCATCTTTAGCGCGGTCAAGTCTTCCTTTGTGGAAAACGAGCGGCCGACGAAGGTGTGACCGGCGAACCCGGCCCGCCGCTGTTTCTTGCTCATTTTCTTAATGAGCATGTCCGCCCGGAACGCGGGCATGCCGATACGGGCATGCCCGGCATAGGAATGAGCGCGCACCCACGGCGCATCAACGGCGGGATCGTTGAGAAAGATGCGGTCATAAAGATGCTCGGCGGCGCGGTCCGGTATCGCGAACCCCTTGAACCGCCGCGCGTACAACGCGGGTCCAGGCCGCCACCTATCGGAGACCCGGCTATATTTCACGTCAACAGGATCAAGGCCGGGCGAAACCGTGGAAAGGTGTAATTCGGACAAGACCGCATCGTATTGACGATCAAGAGAGAAGGTGACGATTTCCGCCTGTTTGTTGCGCTTCGTCACGAACCCTTTGCCGACGAAGCCGCCGGCGAAGAGTGCCGGGCCAATCTTGCCGGGGATATGGATACGATCAAACTCACGCGCCGTCCTTTGCTGGACAGTGGTCTCCACTTCGGACCGGCGGACGTTGGTTTCGGTCCCGTCCGGTTGCCGGATAACGGCGCGGCGTCCGTAGATCGCGGCCGCTCTATCGAGGCGCGCGAAGGCCCTCCCCGCGAACGCGCCACGGGCGCGGCCGTCTACACCGCCGAAAGCATCGGCGCCGATGGTGCCCTTGTTGTTGGCGAGATACACCCGGATTTGCGGCATCCTGGCAAGCCACGCGTTGCGGGCCGCCTTGCCGATCGCTGGCATAGCAAAGATGCGCTTCGGTGGAACGATGATTTGCTTAATCTCGGCGTCAACAAGCTCGACCATTCGCCGGATGCCTTCGGCGGTCCCTTTGAGCCGGTGCAAATCGAACTGTTGCGCCACCACGTCCCGGCGCTTCTCGGCGGACCACTCTTCCCGCCAGATGTCCGTTGAAAAGCGATACGCCAGCCACGGCAACAGGTCCGCGCGGATCGCTCGCGGGTTTGTCAAGTCGCCGAGGTCTTCAAGGCCAAGGATGGACAGGAAGGCGGTCGCCTTCTCAAGATCCAGTTCAAGCGGTTTCGCGTTGCTCGGAAGGATGGTTTCAAACGTCGACACGGTCCACCGCCACAGCTACAGAAGTGCAAACCGGCAGGTCGTAGGGTCCCGCCGCGATGTCCGCGAGAGGCGAACTAAGGGTGACGTTCTGGACGCCAGGAACGGTAAGCGCGGCAATGATGCCGGACCTTGTGGCGTCGTAGGACACCCGCCGAACGGACCGAAGATATTTGGTGAGGCTCGATTTCGCGGATGCGACAACCGCCGCCCCATCCGGGCCGGGATAGATGGTAAGCGCGGCATCAATCGTGAATTCGATAGCGGACGGAACGCGCACCGTCACCATGTCAGTCAACGGCCTAACACCTTCGGACGTAACCGCCTCCCGTACCGCCGCAATGACGGCCGAGGAAGGGCGGTTGAGAATTCGGACGATGGTTCCGCCGGCGGGCTGCTCGAATAGCGCGGCGCCAATCGCCTTTTCGCTTGCGGTTGCTTCGTTGGTGGCGACGTCCTCATAGCCGAGCACGGTAACAACAATCTCGCCGGCGGCCGGGCTGTGAACACCGACATCAACAACGGCCGTGGACGCGGAAAGGGCGTGGTACTCATAGGCGCGGCGAGGTCCGGCGACCGCCATGGCATTGATTGCGAGTTGAGCCCGGCGGCGCAACGATGCATCGGACTCGCCGTCCATCCTGGCGGTGTTGAAGAATGCCGCGATGACATCGAGATCGTTGGCCGCCGCTTCGGTTATCGTGTTCGCGCGAGCCGCATCATTGACGCGCTGGCGAAGCACGAATTCACGATAGGCGAAAGCCTCAATGATCTTGATCGCCATGTCGCTTTCGAGAAGCGCGGTATAGGACGGCTCCAGCGATACAAAGAAGTCGATGGCAGATTTCCGGATCGCCTCATAATCCAGCGCTTCCACGAAGTCCGGAACCGGGACGCCGCTGAGATCAATAAGCCGGAAGAATGCCGGAACAGCTTCTGTCATTTCACGACGATCCCATCAATCTCGATAAGCTGCCCGCCCGGCAGGTAAAGCCCCGTCAATGAAAGTTCTATAACGCCGTCGCCGGGACGCGTCATTTCCACTTGTTGCAACTGGAGCCGGGGCTCCCATCGGTCCAGCGCTTCCGCGATGGCGACATAGAAATCGACGGTCAGCGTATCGTTTGCGGGGCGGTCAATGAGGTTCGGGATATCGGAACCGTAATCCCGGCGCATGACGCGGGTGCCAATGCGCGTCGTGAAGATGTCTTCAATAGACTGGCGAAGGTGTGCGATGCCGTCCAGCGCCTTGCCCGTGGTCCTGCTAACGCCTCGCATATCATCCCCCTTTAGCCCGCCGGCGGGCCGGTAAGGGCCGGGCCGGGCACGACGTCGGTGTGTTTGTGGTCGTGGCCTACGTTCTTGCCGTTGTGCGTGAGCGTTGCGGATTCAAGCGCGATGCCGCCGGGCGCATTGATGGTGAGTTCGCCGCCGCTCGCCGATATCGAGACCCCGCCACCAATGGCGATGTTGAAGGATCCGCCTTCCGCTATCGTGGTTTTCAACGCTTTCGCTTCGTGGTCATATTCAACGACCGTACCGTCCGGATAAACGGTCCTGTGAATGTTGCCCTTGTCCGCCGCTTGCGTCTCTTGTGTCGCCACCGCGCCAACGATGACGCCTTGTGACAGGTCCCCGGACGGGCTCAGGACAATGACTTGCTCACCTTCCTCATACGAGGAATAGACCTTCGTTTTGCCCGCCCGTGTTTCCGTCTTCGGTATCCAGTCCGATTCCAGTTCTCCGGACTTGACCCGATAACGGCCTTTCTCATGGTCGACTTGCGAGATAGTGCCGATGACGGCGCCGTTTGATATCCGGCGCTCAAGGTCCGCTAGCCGCTTGTCATGCTTCGCGGTCACAACACCTCCTCCGGTTCACGAAGGATTTCGGAATAATCGGGCTCATGCCCAGGCCCGATATCAGGCGCGAAGCCGAGAAGGACGATGGTCGGGCGGCCGCCGTCGTCAACATATTCGTGGGTGTAATAGACGACCTGCCAAGTCATGACCGCCGCGAACAGCGCAAGCTTCGTGCTTTCCACGAAGAAAACATTCGTGTTCAGCAATCGGCACCACTCAACCTTATTGTTGATCGTTGGGTTCGCGCGAAGGGCGTTTTCCACCTGCCACGCCATTTCGTCCACGATTTCCCCGCCGTCCCCGCCGGCATAGTAACACTCGACTCGCACTTCCATGATACGGCGGCGCACCCCGTCCTGATCGCCGTATTCCGGGTCTATTTCCTCGCCCACCATGTAGACGTTGATGGACTCCGGGTCGTCCTCATGCGGCGGACTGTCCGCGCTATCGAAGACACGGAGGCCGGCGCGCGTGGGATAGGTGACGGGATCGCCAGGAATGGCCGCTTTGAGAATTGAGACCATATCGGCGCGGATCAGTTTTCGCGGGTGCGGCGCCATCACTACCTCTTGCGAAGGTGCAACTTCATCATGCCGGACGAAGATGGGATTTTGTCATTCACCTGATAATTGACGCCGCCGACCGTAAGCTGATCCTTTGAGACCGGGATAAAGCCGAGGTCGGCAATCTTGACATCAAGCACCGGGATTGTTGCTGAAACCCGGAGCCCGGTTCCGTCTTGTTCCGGCGACCAAGACGGGTCGAAGATCCCGCGCAACTCTTCGCCGGTGTCCACGCTGTGCGTAAGCGTCTCGCCGGTTTCGAGCCGCGTATATGTGAAGGGCTCCCCGAACGTATCGCGGACAATGCCCGTCATTCCGTCGAGGAGCCCATTCCAGTCCATGGGGGTGTAACCGCCGGATTAACCGGCGGCCTTTTCCTTGGCAGTCAGAAGCATTTCCGGCCGCGTGCAAATGAACATCGGATACGAGTAGATTTCCGGCCGAACCCACATGTTCCGCTTCTCGTCGCGGATCATGTAGGAATACAGCGGCCGGCCGATGGTGTTTGCGAATTCGAAGGATTCACCCGGCGCAAAGGTCTTTTGGAAGACGCCCGGCGCATTCATCGGGAAGAACTTGCACTTCGTGGACTTGATGCCAAGCCCGGCTTTGGTGCCCGGTGCGGCGGCGTCCGAGAAATCGTCGGTTCCCCGATAGTTGATGAAGAGAATCCCGCCGTAATCGAACACGGCATAGGAGCCGGCGTTGAATGCGCTCTGAGTCGCGACACCGAACGCTCGGTTCAACGTCATCGCCTGAGACGAATTCAGGTAAACGGTTTTGACCGTGGCGTGACCCGTCAGCTTGTCAAAGAAGCTGTCGCCGCAGAGACCAACAACGCGGGTGCCAACGGTCCAGGCGCCTTTGCTTGCCTTCTGCATCTTGCGGATGACATCGCGGCACTTCTGTTCGACGTCCGTGTCCGCCGTGGTCAGCGCAAAGTCAATCTCGGCCGGCGCCCCGATACCCCATTCCGCGAACCAATCGATGATAACGGAGCCATCGGCGTCGAGAACAACGCCTTGAATAGCGCCGAGCATCATATTTTCCCAGGTCAACTCCGCTTCGGAAATCAACTTGGTCTGATACCGGCCCACGAACTGCACCATGGTTTCAAGGTCCGACTCCTGGCCGAAGGCGCGGACGTTCTGGATTTGCGAGGCGCGCAACGTGTGGCCCTTGGCGATACGCGAGGTCGGGAAGATTTTCAGCAAGCGGCCGTCCTTCTTCCCTTCCTCGATTTCCTCGCCTCGCATGGAGGTCTGGATAATCGAAAGCGTGTTGCCGCGCCGCTCGACCGAGACGTTTTCCGTGGTGATCGGAATGTCTTCGAAAAGGTTCATAGAACCGACGAGGTGCGGCTTGAATTCGTAGTCTTCAAGCGCGGTCGTCATCGTCACCGCAGAGAAGGCGTCGTCGTTGAAAATATCCATATGCATGTTGGTAAGTCCCCGTTCAACAACGCCGCCGGTTAGCGGACGATGATTCCCTTTGCCTTGAGTGCTGCGATTGCCGCCGCCTTGTCGTTGGCGGAAATGCCATCCGGCCAAATCAGTTCGGCGTCGTTGACTTCACAGCCGCGAACGTGGAACACGGCCGGCGCGTCGGCGGCCGATGCATCCACGGACGAAAACAGAATGGCGGCGGCATCTTCCGAGCCATCGGTTGCGCCCGGCGTGAGAGGCGTATATTTGCCGCTGGCAGTGACCACGCCGACAACCATGCCGGACTTGCCCACGGTGCCCGCGAGAAGCGTGCCGCGTTCACGGGCGTACATGCCGCCGGTTTCGGACTGCAACTCGCCGATGATGTAGCCGCCTTCGCGCTTGCCACTATCGATAAGGGTCGTCATCTTCCTTGTCTCCAATTCAGCCGATTAACGGCCCTTGAATGCCTTCTTCCACATGCCGCGTTTATCTTCGGCGGTATGCGTCTTGCCGCCGCCCGCCTTCTGTTTCGGCGCAGCGATGGCGGACGTTTCCGGGGCGTCACCGGAAGCGGCGGCGTCCATGATCTTGGCCCTGGCGGCGTCAACGCTCACGTTGCCGGCGATGGCAGCGGCGAGGTCGAAGTTGACGCCGAGGCGGGCGGCTTGCGGAACAAGCGCGGCGAGCGCGGAACAACGTTCCGTTTCCGCCTTGACGGCGTCGGCGCCGATGTTGAGCGCGGCGGCAGCGGAAGCTTTTTTGCCCTCGCCCTCGCCTTCGTCTTCATCCTTCGTCTTCGGCTTGTTCTTGCCGTCTTCGTCTTCCTCGTCTTCGGCCGGGGCGACAACGTTCTTGTCCTTGTCGTCGTCTTCCGTGGCTTCCGCCTTCGGTCCGCGCGTCGTGCTGTTTTTCCCGGCCATAAGCTCAACCTTCAATTTTGATTTGGAAACGCGCGCGCCGGATCCCGACGTTTGCATTTCGTCAACGTGTGTTGCAAATGCTTCAAGCGCTTCATCGAATGTGCCGACTTCGTCAGCAAGTCCCGCTTCAACCGCAAGTGCACCGCGATATATGTCGGCTTTTGTATCGCGGATTTCTTGCGTGGTCATTCCACGATTCTGCGCTACCGTTCCCACGAACATATCCATGAGGTGGTCGACGTCAGCTTGGAACCGGGCAAGGGCGCCATCGTTTAACGGTTCATGGCTGTTGCCTTCGGCCTTGTGCTCGCCGGCGATAATGAAGGTCCACTTCACGCCCGCTTTCTTGTCCGCTTCGGATTGGTCAACGTGGGCGCCAATAACGCCGATGGACCCGACCTCACTTGTCCTCGCAACCCAAATCTGACTCGCCGCACTGGCGAGGGCGTAGCCCCCGGAACAAGCGACTTCGTTGGCGTGAGCCCATACCGGTTTCCCGCTTGCCGCGCTCGCGTCTCGTATGAAGTCGGCGCAATCGAAGCAACCCGCCGCCTCGCCGCCGGGCGAGTCGATTTCGAGCATGAGCCCGCGCACCGACGAATCCGAGAGGATGGACATAACCGCATCCGAAATGAGCCCATAGCTCATAAGGCCGCATTCCGCGTCCAGCCAGGACGCACGGCGGACAAGGCTTCCCACGATGGGAAGAACGGCGATTCCTTCCTGCTGCATGTAGGCGCCACCGGCGAGGCGGCGCGAGCCGGAAGGCGCGTAAGCTTCCGGGCGCGGCCGGTCCGCGATGACTTCGGCCCGCTCGATATCGACGCCCTCAAGGATGCGCGGCCCAACGGCGTTGATGATGGATTCGCCGTTGTCACGGCGGATAAGCAGCGGCCGGTTGAAAACCATGGACGCCAGGAAGGGAAGATCACGCCGCATCTTTTTCACCATCGTTTTCCGGGGCGTCTTCGTCCTCGCCCTGATCCTCACCTTCGCTTACCGGCGGCGCCGGCGCGGCGGCTTGCCTGAAATTGAAGCCGCGCCGCTTTTCGTCCTTGCGCTCTTCTTCAATCTCGTCGTCCAGCGCCTCGCGGTCATAACCGCGCTCCGCTACCGCTTGCGTCCGGCTCTTAAGCCCGTTGTTGATTGCCTCGATTTCGGCCTTTACGTCCTTCGCCGGGTCGATCCATTCCTGGCGCGGCGGCAAGTGTTCGGCGGCCCAATACGGGGTCGGGTCCTCGTCGTAGCCGGGAAGATCAATGAGGCCCGCCATATAGGCGCGTTCCACGAACTGCACCCACACCGCCCGGCAAAGCTGGAAGATCAGAACATGATTTTGCCATTGGGAAACCCGGCGCCGATAACGGATGATATCAGTTCGGACATTCGAGAAGTTGCCCTTTGCCACGTCGCCCGAAAGGTAGGCGTAGGGGATGCCGAGACCGGCGGAAATCTTCAACAGGTTGCGATATTGAAACGGCTCATAGGAGCCGCCCACGTCCGCCGGCTGCGCGAACTTGACGTCTTTGTCATCGCCAAGATCAACCATTGCACCCGGCTGCATCGACCCAACGATTTCGTCGTCGTCATCATCGTCGTCGTCTTCCGTGATGGGATTTTCGCCGCGCCCGGTAAGGAAGGCGGTAAACAGCGCCGCCGTTTTCTTCCGCTCAAGCTCGGCGTCGTCATACATTTCGAGGCCGAAGATTTTCACAAGCACGCGGGCGACACGCGGGACGCCGCGAACCTGCGAACCCTGGCGGCTTTCGAGAACATGAATGACTTCTTGCGCCGGGACCCGGACACGCTCGCGCGTATTCGTGGCACCCATGGGAACGTCGTCGTTCGGGTGCCAGCGCCAGAAGTGATAGGCGACCCGGCGGTTGATGGCGTCAAACTCGATACCGGCACGAACAACGTTCCCGTTCGCCAGCCGCTCCGAATAGGAATGGTCCAGCATTTCCGAATCGTGGAATTGCAGTTGGAACGGCACGGTATGCATGTCGCCGGGCCGGCGTGCCCGGATCCGGAAGAAGCATTCCCCGGCAAGGTAGGCTTCCCGCGCCGCCTTGGCTTGCAAGCCGTAATAGTCCGTCATGCCGTCCGCGTCGGCCTCTTCGGTCCACCGCCAGAAGAGATCAACAAGCGCGGCTTTTATTTTCTTGTTCTTGATCTTTGGGCGCGGCTTGATGCCATCGCCGACCGCATCGCCCGCCCATTGGTCGACCGCATTGCCGCAATAGCCGTCGTTCTCATAAAGCCACCGGGCGCGGGAAATCAGCGTCGGCCCGGCGCGCTCGATTGCTTTGTTGATGTGGGATCGCGGTGGATTGAAATGCTGTAAACGGCGGCCGCGCCCGGCGCCCTCAAACGCGGGGTTAGAACTTCCGCTTACCGTAAACCCGGCGGCGTTGGCGCCTATGGTGATACGTTCGGAGCCGGCCTTTACCCGATAGCGTGGCTTTTCCATCAATACCCCCGACCGCCGCCGACATAGAACACGCGCTTTTTCTTCGCCCCGCCGAGTTCGGCAATCTCTTCGTTGAGGTCGTCAAGAACGGATTTCATTTCCTCAATGCTGCGATACTGGACTCGCTTGTCGCCGTGACCAACGGAAAGCGCGCCGGACCGCATCGCCCTTTTCAGTGCGGTGCGCTGCGCTTCAAGCTGTTCGATTGTTTCCGCCATTGTCAGCCCATGTAAGCGGACGCGATGACGCGCCGCTTTTTCTTCGCCTTCGGCTTTATCGCATTACCGGTTTCGGGCGTCATTCCACGATCTTGCGCTGGCGGCGGTTCGGCGGCGACCGGCTCCGGGCTCGCGTGCGGCGGTTCCGGCTCTTGCTCGCCGATTTCCTTGGCTATCGCGAGGGCGGCACGGTTGAGATTGAACCCGCCCAAGATAAGCCCCTGCAGCACGGCGTAAGCGTAGACACGGCAGTCAAACGCCTCGTTGCGGTCCTTGTCCGGCTTCGTCCACTCAATGAGCTTGAAGCCTTTGTGGTAGCGGGTAACCTTCCGTTCCGCCGTCAACTGTTCGAAGTATTCCTTGTCGCGGCCGACCGGGAAGTGGCATGCGCCGGCGCCGGTCTTGCCCGGCCCCGTCTTCGCAAGCCTGGCGGTCACCGTCTCTTTCGCGCTGTCAACGCCGATTGGATAAAGGTTGATCTTGCCCTTGTTGTTTCGGCTCGGACGTTTCGGCCACACCGGGCGCTTGCCGGCATAACCCTTAATACCCCATATCCGGCGGCCTTCGCGCGGCCGAATGAAGCGGTAGGCGTCTTGCGTGTTCGCGCCGCCGGTATCGATGGCGGTTCCGAGGATCTTCATTCCTTCCGGCTTCGCGGGGTGCGGCCATAGCTCGCGCAAGTAATCGTCCAGTTGATCCCATACTTCCAATTCGGACGGGTCCCCCGGAATAACCTTGTAGTCGATGGACCACGACTCCTCGTCTTTGCCCCACCCAACTAGCTCCAGCTCGAGCCGGTCCGGCTGGACGTCGACGCCGCACGTTAAAGCGGCAACCTGCCATGGCAACGGGTTAACTTCGAAGGGTTCGCACTTCGCCAGAAGGCTATCCGGGTCCAGCTTTTCGCCGCCCAGGTCTTCCCACGGCTCGCCGAGCACGGTGTTGATGAAGACCTGCAGCAACGCGGGGTCGTCTTTGGCGTCCAAGAATTCTTGCACGCATTCCGCCCAGGTATACCAAGGCGAGTAAAGCGCGCTGAGATGATAGGAGCGGATATTGGGCCGGGTCGGCTCGGCGGTCGGAATCCACTTCGCGCCGTTCTCTTCGGATAGCAGGAATTTCTTACGGGACTCCCGGTGGCGATGCTCGCACAGTTCCCCGGTTTCCGGGTCCGCCGCTTGGCAGACAAAAGCGGCGGTGTCCGGCCGACCTTCTTCCCATTTGATCGCCTTCCATGTAATGGGCTGCAACGTGCCGCACTTATCGCACCGCACGTTGTAGTAACGTTGATCCCCTTCCTTGAACGCCTTGTTGATCCGGCTGTTCTCTTTCAGCTTCGGCGAGGACGTGATGAAGATTTTGCGGCGCGGAAAGTTCGCGGTTCGCTTGATCGCCAGCTTGGCGGGGTCGCCTTCGTCATCGGCGCTCGGCGGGTATGCGTCCACCTCGTCGAGGACAAGGCGACTCACCGGCGAGCCGCGAAGACCGGAGCCGGAATTCGCGCCGGTCATGAAAAGGGCGCCGCCGTCAAAGTCCTTCTGAAAAACCGTGTTGCCGCTGTCACGGGCGCGGGCCGGTTTGATCTTCTCGGATAGCGCGGGGCTTTCCGTAATCATCGGATCAATGCGGGTCTTGGAAAACTTCTTCGCAAAATCCACCGTGGGCAACACGTACATAATCGGGCCGGGCGCGTGGTGGATGGTGTAGCCGACGAAGTTGAAGCCGCCTTCGGACGCACCGATTTGAACGCCCTTCATCAAGGCCACGGTTTCCACGGCGGAATAGGTGGAAAGCGAGTCCATGATTTCGCGAAGGTATGGGGTCCGCGTCGTCCGCCAGGGACCGGGCTCCGATGATGACACCGAAGTCAGGACGCGGTTTGCGTCCGCCCATTCCGAAACGGTGTAAGGCGGGTCCGGCTCGATAGCCGCGATTCCGTCTTCGAATATCTCGGCGAACGCGCTCACTCGGACTCCCCGAATGTTCCGGCGTCCAGAGGCGCCCGCGTCTTCGCTAACTCGGTTAGGGCAAGCCTCATTTTCTCTTCGAGCACGCCGGCGAGGTGCACCGGGTCCGCGTCGATTTCCGAAGCGATGTCGGCGGCGTAGCGGTTCGCGAAATTGAGCATCGCGGCCCGGAAGGTCCGCATAAGCGCGCGGGCGGCGCGGCGGGCTTCCTCTTTGTCAACCGTGGACTCCTTCAGCTTCTCAAGATTGATTTCCGCCGCCTCAAGGTCCACGGCCATCCGCTTCACCTTGAGGTCGTATTCACTCGCCTTGTCCTTTGCGTCTTCCGCGTGCTTTACGCTGGCACCGGCCCTGGCACGTTCGCCGATGGTGGGAACCGTCATCCGGTTCGGATTGACGTTGGCAAACCAAAGCGTGCGGGCGTGGGCATGGTCTAAGCTTCCATCCGGAAGGACGGCGGCCTCCAGCTTGCCGGATTTAATCCGCTGCACCACGGCGTTGCGGGTAACACCGACCTCTCGCGCGAATTCCGATAGCGAAACGCCTTGGTATTTCTGCCGCCGCGCCAAAACTTTTTGATCCTTTCCACTATGCAAGATGCATAGTTTGTATTATATCAACGTTGTCATTTTGAAAATTCCTGAAAACGGGAGTGCCCGATGAAGTCCTATTCCGTGAAGTCCAATGCAAAGCGCTTCGCCCGTGGTCTCGCTGAGAAGTACAGCGGTGTGACACCGGTTGAGCCGGTGCCCACCGATTGCTCTAAAAATGAATGGTGGCCCGCCGTCCGCGCCGAAAACAAAGATTATGCGGACGCCGTCGCCGACGTGGCGGTTGTGGTCAACATTCGAGAGATTGCGCCATACCCGGAACCGCTCGCCGAAGACGCCAGCGGAATGAAGGCCGCCTTTGATGCGGTCACGCCGGCAACGGAAGGCGACCTTGAGCCGGTGAAGGTGGAACCGCTTGTGTTCTCGGCGGAGACGATTGCGAGCCGCCCGGAACTGTCCAAGCTCGATATTGCCCAGGCCGCCGCCAGCCTTCCGCCGCCGGTGAAATCGACGCGCGAGGAAATCGACGCCCGGCGCGCGGAACGCCGCGCCCGCATCGACGCCGAGAAAGCCGAAGGCACCCGGACCGCAACCGGCGCAAAGGTGAAGATCAATAAGACCACGGTTATTCTTGATCTTGTGAAGCGTCCGAACGGCGCCACTCAAACCGAGCTTGAGGCCGCCACCGGCTGGCAGCGCCACACCTTGCGCGGCTACATCGCGGGAACCCTGCGCAAACGCCTCGCCCCGCTTGGCAAAGACATCGAATGCCGCCGGGTGAAAGGCCAGGAAACGCGGTACGTCCTCGCCGACGTGAAAGGCGGTGAAGTGTGATCGCCGCCGTATACCCCGCGTATGAATGGGATGCCGTCTTTCGCTGCTCACGCGGATGCGGAGATTTTCGGCGGGATAGTTGCGGCTCATTCCGAGGACAACTCCACTGCCCGAAATGCCGCATTGTCGGCACTCTAAGCTTCACCGGCCGGCGGGAAGGCGACTCGAAAGGCGGTGATGCATGAGCATGGCATATGTCCGCCAATACTACGGCGTGCCGGCGAAGCGCGGCGGCCGGGTTGAATACACCGGTGGAGGACAGCCACGCTTAGGAACCATCACCAGCGCCACCAACGGACGGATCAACGTCAAGCTTGATGGCGAGAAGCAAGCCTATCCCTTTCACCCGACATGGGAGCTTCGCTATTTGGAAGGTGGCAAGTGATGGCGGGCGTATCGAGCACCGCCATTCTGTCCGCTGTCCGGTGCGCTTTGAACGGGCGGACCGCTTATATCGCCGAGCACGTCCGCACCCTAGCGCCTATCGAAACGGCGACCGTGCTCTACAGGCTGAAAAGGCTTGAGGCCGCCGGCAAGGTGGAGCGGGTGCCGGAACGCGGCCGCAACGGCAACGGGTACATGTGGCGGCTTACCGAGGCGGGCCGCGAAGAATTGGGCGAAATTCGATAGCCCGCAACCGAAACCATGCATGGTGCATAGTTGCTGTAGCCCGGATCATTCCGGGCTTTTTCTTTGGTCACGGTCCAGCCTTCGACTATGCATGGCGCATAGCACTTGATATGCATCACGCATAGTTCTGTCGCTAGCGAAATCTTGCGCGGCCGCGTCCCCCGCACCGTGGCACCCCACGGGAAGGACCCAAAATCTTGAAATCATTTGCTTATTAGTGTTGCCTACTAGAAAGATGCGGCACCGATCGCGGGAATGAGGAAAGATCAGTGATGACGCCAGGGAATGAGATCAGGAACCACGGCGCCGGGTGGCGCGATCAAGTTGCCGTAGCACATTAACCTGTAAGCGCTCGATAGCGTAGCGCTCATTCGCCGTGGACACCGCGTCTTGTGCCATCGCTTCCGATATCTTGCCGCCTCTGGCGCGGGCGATTGGACCGCGCTTCCCCTTCCCTGTCCACGTCTTGCCGAGGCGGTGGAAGACGTGGCCTCCCATACCGAGGTCGCGGTTGCGGTTGTTATCAGGACCGCCGAAGATGAAGGCGCCGGGATGCTTGACCGCTGATCCCCATATCCTGGCAACAACACCGCCCTCGACTTCCTTGGCATGGAAAGCCTTGAGCGGGATTTCAGACGCGGAACCCCGAACGGTTGCGGTCAACGTTTGTGGTGTCGCCCGAGGTCTTATCCAGATCCCGAGCTTTGCCCGCTTCGCCGGTATGGATAGGGTTTTGGCGACGAGGCTTTCCGCCTTTCGTTCCACCTGTACAGCGGAATCGTTGACGGCCTTGGTAAGAGCGATGTTGAGCTTAGGCGCCGAAAGCTGGCGCATCATCCGGACCGCATCGGCCGTCTTCCAATTGGCCCGGATGATGATGGCGCCGTCGTCGCTCATTATTCAGCAGCGGCCTTGATCGTGGCGAGAACAACAGCCTTTGCGGCCTTCGGATCAACCTCGATTTGGTTGGCTTCCGCGTAGGCGAGAAGTTCGGCCTTCGTCATATCGTCCAAGGATTCGCCCTTGTCCCCGCCTTGGTTGCCCTCAACGGGTTCCGAGGTCTCGGCACCGGCGAGCACAGCGGCTTTCGCACGCTTCAACCGTCCGAACTCGGAAGCGGAAACATCGGGCTTCTCGCCCTTGACGAACTGGCGGGAGGTCCCGGCGTCCGTGGCAATGGTCATGTTGCGGGTAATGAGCACTTCCAT